CCAGACGGTGACAAACAAACCAATTCTGCCATCGCTGTAGATGACAAAATACCAATAACAAATAATCCAAATAATTTTTTCATTCCGAAAGAGCCTCCACCGCATCATTTACAAGTGATTCTTCATTTTTTGCGAAGGAATACCCCGCAGAATATGATTCATTGATCAATTCTGTTAGAGCCACTTCTGCAGCCTCTGTATCACCAACATTTCGGTAGAGTTCCAATATTTCTGTAACTGTTGTCATAATCAATTCTCAAAAAAATAAATTAATAAAAATGAAAGATTATTATCTAATATCCTCACACACAGAGCAAGGTTAATGAATTCGCCGCCACTAAACTACACCGTTGCAGGCACCAGAACATTTCCAAAGGAAACCATTTGCGAAAACAACTATTAGATAATCTCTCATTGTTTAGGTCCATTATCTCATTTCCTGGAGAAAATGTCAAGTTATAAATGACGTTTTTTGTGTTTATTGTAAAAAATATGAGTATCTATTTGCATTGTCTTATGTCTAGCGATAGCCCATCGTGGATTTTCAATATAATCGGCGTGATAATGGGTCGCCCCATCTGTAATATCTAAAAGTTTTGCATTTTCTAATACATATATCGCCACTTTTTGTGATTCTCCCCACATTTTACCCATACTCGGCGTATCGTGTTTGCCATCACAATACCAACTGAATTGGCATCTATCTCTAACAGGAAAACCACTTTCATGATGTCTTCCTTGTTTGACTACAGAACATACAGTATTTGGATAATGGTTTGACTTTACACGATTAAGTGTTACTTGTGCTACTGCTAATTTTCCGGCAGTAGATTCTAAAGCCGCTTCAAAATAAATATTCATTGTCATACATTCCAACTCTTGTGGGTCTGTTAGTACTAAATCNGCTGATTTATTATAATCCCTGTGTCGACTTGGAATATCTAACAATGTTATTGGAATTTTATTATTGGATATGGGCGCTATTGAAGCTACCCAAATTTTGTTGGTGCTATTTGAATTCAAAGGTGTCATGGATAACAAAAATATACCAACAAGTAAAGTTAAAAATCTTGTCATAGTCCTCTTACGTTAAGGTTATTACCCCAGGAAACAGGTCTAATCACTAAGATGTACGCTGGCTTCTCTTGCTCTTTGACCAAGAACCAGTTCCATGCCAACTGCTGGGTATAAAAGTTGTATAGTCAAAATCAGACTCCCAACTAGTTCCTCCCATTTCAGTTGCAAATTTACCTTTACTAATATTCCACGGCATATTCAATTGTACATCCCAAGCTTTAGCTAAAACAACTTTAATTCTAATAGGGGTAGAATTTTCATCCCTATGAACGTCAATGTGTCTCAATTCAGCTTCTTGTATCGATACAACTCCGTCTGCTGTGGTTTGCTTGATATTTACTATTCTATTTTCTAATGTAGGTATAGCTGCCATTTTAATTTAATAAATTAGGAAAAGTGTCTTTTACTAAATTATATGTCAATCCTTTACATTTAATTTTTTTCTCCTTGACCTGAAGGAGTAATTCCGCTTCTCTAGGATGTATTGCTTCTAACATTGTAATGAATATTTGCTCCCGTTTTACCTGATTGAGATCATCCCGCCCACCTTCTATAAAAAGGTAGAGTTTCCTTATTTGTGAATACAAATAGGTTGGGTTGGGTTCATTGGTATCTCCCTGATAATCTCTATATGGTGGAGCTCCTGGAGGAAGTAGAAATTTTATATTGGGGTCAAATGCAGCACCAAGTAAAGACTTGAGTGCTACAGAATCGTTTTCTAGTAATACTTTCTTTTTTTCTTCTTTGTTTTTTGCCTTTGCAATATCGTCGAAGATTGTAGGTAAACTTAATGCCATAATTAAAACTCTTGAATATTTTCTGTTAAATCTTTAAGCCTATGCTTAATAAAATAACTCAATAGCTTACTTCGATCACCGAATGATTGTTTTTCAAAGTCATTGAGTATATTTATACAAATAGAACTTGGAATTTGATCTAAATCCACCATCGCTGAATTTCTATGCCAATTTCTCAACATATCTTCATTGCAATAATCTTTAGGATCTACACCATACCAAGCATCTAATTTTTTCTTAGTTAATGGTTTTTGTCTCATTTCTTCTGTTACAAACACAATGTCAGGAGAAAGAATGTTCGGAACACCATCACCAGAATCTCCCTTAATTATTTTCTCATAAAGAGAAAACTTAGGATCACCTTTTACATATTTTTTCTGCATGGGTGAATATTGAGTTACATGAGTATATTTCTGTAACTGAATAAAATCTTTATCACTTGATAAAATCAATGTAGGCTCTTCTGTATATTTCTTAACTAACACACCAATAATATCATCAGCCTCAGCAGTATCTATATGTAGTACTTTATAGGGAAAATTATCTCGAATCTCATCCCTTATTGTATTCAAACAATCAAAAAGATGTTGCCAATTTGTATGATCGTCTTTTCTTTTGGCCTTTCTATTTGCTTTATACTGAGGAAAAATTTCACGTCTCCAATTTCGTGAAGAATCAGTACAAATAACCATTTCTCCATATTCCTCATGAAACTTAATGCGAAATGTTTTGATTGTACTAAGAACTAAGTGCCGAAGCAAGTCTTCATCGACTTCTGAAGCACCATGAGCAACGCCCATATATGATCCAATTACAGTTTGAGAAAAATCAAGTAGTATCATATTTCCTTATTTCTATCTTCAATTCCAGATTTCATTGCTGAAAGCAATTGTGTCCATTGATTTATTCTCATATCCCATGAATAAAATACATCATAATATTGTTTCTGCATTTTCAAAAGTCCTTGAGTTTCATCTTTCCAATAGTTATTAATCGCCTTTGCAAGTATTGTAGCATGAACTTTAATATGTCTGCCTGGATCTGGTTCATATCCATATAACCAAGCAAAGTTAGCACAAGTCTCTGGTAATGCTCCCAAATTCGGAACTACAGATAAACAACCCGCACTCATTGCTTCAATCGCACAAATACAAGCAGTTTCAATATAAGTTGATGGATAAGCAAAAATATGATTTCTTTGCAATTCTTCTCTGATCACCTCATTGGATACTGTTCCATTATAATTTACACTATTCATATCTTCCGCTTTTTTATACACATGACGATATTGTTCATCCATATGTGGGCGATCATAAATTTTAAAACTAGAAAAGACATTCAATTCAGCAGCATCTACTGCTTCAGATTGATATTCTTTTTTCATCAATTCCCAAGCATCTAAAAGTATTTCCAATCCACGATGAGGAGTAGAAATATAAATGCAATTAATTTTGTCTTTTGGTTTTTCGTGGATTGGAATTGGTTCTATTGCGTGTTGAACTACCACACCATGATCATATGGAACACCCAAATAAACAGCATATTGATATTGTTGCCAATGAGACACAAAGATAATCTTTTCAAAAAGTCCCATCCCCTCTTCAGGCTTCTCTTTAAGGAATTGTACTTCTGGATCTTGTGCTAAATCATGAACCCAAAACAGCCGAGGTTTATCTTCTAGCTTTCTTTTTCTAGAAGCAATCCACTGAAAATAATTTACTAGTTCTGGATCTAATCTCTCATGCAACCACTTTTGCATTAATTCAGTACCACCCAATGCCTTTCCGGTTGGTACTTCTTCTGTAGTCTGTAAATCTTTTTCGTCAAACGTTACATTCAAAGTCATATTTTAATTTCCAATCAATTTAATAACATATTCGGCATTTCATCTGAATCTTCTTGATCTAAAGAAACTGGTACACGATTACCTTCTTCATCTTCTTGAAGTACCATAAATTTAGATTCAAGTTCTCCTTCTTTATCATATTCCATTTCAAAAATAAATGATGTACCATCATCAACAGTAATCATCATTTTATATTCTGCAACGTTATTTGATTCATCAGTTCTTGTTCCAAAGGCGTGACCAAATTTCTCAAGAGTTTCTATTGCTTTTTTAAATATTTCGTCTTTCATTTATATTCTCTTTTAATAAAAAATACTGCTAGACAACTTCGGCAAAACCACATCATTTTTCATGGTATGAGAAACAGTCACAATGTACCTAGCTAAAGGACTAGATGGAGAGATGTGACACCATGATTAGCCTAGCAGTATATTATAAGTATACCACAATTATTTAGTTTGTCAAATGTTAGATGTAAATTGCTTGTCAGTTATGGCCACAGTTCCAGACTTTTTAGGAACATAATTTGTATCATTTCTCATATCCGCGAACACAGTTTCATCCATATTTTTAGTCCAGACTGCAGAAATATCGGGATAGAATACCCCCACAGACCTCTTAGGAGTTCCGTCATCATAATAAGCAAGCGCTACACATCTTGGAACTACTTTATGTTCTTCGTTCGCTCCAGAGAATATTCCAATCCAATCCCCATGTTTCAAATAATGTTCACAATATCGAATGTATGCCTTTTTAGAATCAGCCAATCTTGAAGCCTTGTATTTTTCTTTAGATTCAATACTCGTATTTCTTGCTTGTTGACTAAAAGCGGCAACTTGTAATTTAGATTCCTTAATCCATTCCTTAACATTCTTAAAAGAGTAAGTGTCATCATCTGGAAGAGCAAGAACGGATTTAGCAATGTTCTTATATTCTGCCGGTTTCTTTTTCGCNCTCATTTCAG